CCCAGCACCGCCGCCAAAAGCACTGCTGTAATCAACGCCAAAGCCACCGCCTGTGCCGCCTGTGCCGCTAATTAAACCTAGGGCTTTCATGATGGTGCCGTAAATAATCATTGTGATTTGTTGTGTGATGATTTTCGCGGCCATGTCCAAGAAATGACTAGCGATACTGTTCATCATTCCGGCAAGCGCCTCTTGTGCCGTCATTGCGCCAGAAGCAATCCCCTCAAAAGCAGTGCCAAAGGCTTCATCTATGGCTTGAGCACCTAGTTGCACTTGATTTTCTACATTTAATAAATCGTCTAGCTTTTGGCGCATTTTGTCCATTGTTGATTGTTTCTGATCGGGATCCAAGTTGATGTCCTTCATCCCGCCAAAAGCACCGCCAATGCCAGGAATGGGCCGATCTCGACTAAAAGCGCGAACACCGAATATTTCGGTATTGCTAAAATCTAAATCCGCAATTCGTTCAAATGCTCTTAATTCTTCTTTTATTATTTCTAGATCTAGTGCGCGGTTTTGTTGCATTTTTTGATCCTGAATAAGCTGTAAGGCCGCGTTGCGTTGCTCTAGATTTCTTAACCCCAAAACCTTTTTCAGATTGTCTTGATAGTCAAAAACAATTTGCAACCGTTTTCTTTCTATTTCGGATGTTGTATTATGCAGCATTATTTGCCGAGAAAACTCAACAGATAATCGCTTGCCTTCTTCAAATGATCGCTTAAGTTCTTTGGCTAATTTCTCGGCTTCGCGCTCGGCATCAGTCTTGCCTTTTTTTCTTTTGCTTGGTTTGTTGTTACCTGTGCCTGTGCCTGTGCCTGTGCCTGTGCCTGTGCCGGTTGTCTGGCGAACAGTCCCTCCAGTAGCCACATCACGCTTGAGCTGGGCTAATTCGCGTTTAGCACTAGCAAGTTCGGATCCTTTTGATGATCGCGGTGATGGCCGTTGTCTTTCAAGCAGGGAAACTTCTTGCTGCTTGGCGACCATGCGATTTCTTGCTGCTGCCAAAGCGGCTGGATCACCTGTTGCCGCCTTAGCTCCAATTTTTTCTGATTCGGTGCGGTAGCTGGCAAGCGCTACCACTGCAGCAGTAATGCCAGCGGCTAATGCAACCCATGGCCCAGCCGCTGCCAATGTTGCCAAAGAAAGCCCCCCCAGTAAACCGATAGCCGTACTAATAGATGGGGCTAGTAAAACAAATCCAGCTGTCAATCCTGCTATTGCCGCAATCAAAGTTTTAACTGGGCCCGGCAGTTGCCCAAATAATCTCAATATCTCAGTCGCGCCACCAATAAGCGGTGTCAACGCAGGTAACAACTCTGTGCCAATCGTGGCACTAAAATCTTTGAGTGCCGCATCAAAACGACGAGTAGCGCCAAATGCTCCGCCAAAGGCAGCCTCTAAATCAGCAGCGCCCTCGGTCCTAATCCGCTTTAATGCTTCAATTAGCACTTGACTGCTAATTTGGCCTTCAGACGCCAACTTTTTAAGCTCGCCGCGATTGCGACCCATTACCTCTGCGACTGCATCAAGTAGTTGCGGTGTCGCTTCGCTAATTGCGTTAAACTCCTCGCCAGCTAATCTGCCAGAACCCAATGCTTGGTTTAGCTGTAAGGTGGCTGATGCGGCATTCTGACTGTTTACTTTGTTGAGAGCCAGCAGAGTATTAAAGCCTTCGTAGACATTGGCAACATCTTCTAGGCTTGCGCCAGTGGGTCCAATTCGGTTGCCAAGATCAGTTAATGCACTAAGAGATTCTGACTGGCTGAGGTTAAACTTCTTTGCAGCATTAGCTGCAACATCTTGAATGCCGATTAACTGCTGAAAGTTTTTGCTAAGCAATCCAATCCTAGATTGCGCGGATTCAAGCTCAGACGCATCAATAAACGATTTGCGTAATGCAAGCCCTGCGCCTAGGCTTGCCAGTGCATTTCGCAGTTTATTGACTTTAGCGCTTGCTATTTGCGCTGCGTTGCCTTGTGCTTCTATGCCTGCTGCGGCACGCTCAGTAGTTGTTAAAAATCTACCGTTTTCCGCTCTTGCTCTACCGGCAGCGTCTATGAAATACTTGACGCCATTGGCAGCAATCTTAAATTTATCGCTTGTTGCTGCGGCGGTTGCATTGAGCTTGTCAACCGCTTGGCTAGTTGCCTGCGCGCCTTGCTGAACCTCGCGCAGCTTGCTAACTGCGCCACGGCTGTCGACGTTAATGGCAACGTTTGCGACAACTGACACAGCCGACCTACCGTCTTCGTTTCATTCTACGTTCCTGTTCTTCGTTTTGCAGCTCGAAATAACTGCTCCATAGCAGCAGCTCTTCTAGCGTTACTTCGCGGTTGAGCCGGGCCAGCGTGTAACCCAGCTCTTTTGCAACACCAAGCTGCAGCAGCAGCAGATTGTCTTTACTTAGTTCTCGCTTGAGTGCTTTTCATGTCAACTTCTTCCTCCTCGGGGTTGGTGATGATCGCCAGCATCAATGCTTGCAGGTCGGCGTCCATCACCTCATTCTTCAGCTCGGCAATCTCACCAGCTTGAAATAGCCGCTGGCCGGCATCATCCATTGCCTTGGTCACCAGCAAGTTCAGCGCAAAGCCGTTGGGGTCATCACCGCCAGGCATCTTCTGCGCACGCTCGCGTTCTGCCATGGTCAGAGCAGTGGCGTAAAACTCAAACGTAGATCCATCGTTGAGTGTTACCACGCGCTTGATTGGCTCAAGATTGGCAGCCTTCTTGAGTCGTGCTAGTGCAGATGATGCCATGAAATAAATGTAGATGGCCCCAGCATAGGCTAGGGCCGTTTAACTATCAAGCAGAGGTGCTGAAGTCAAAAGTAGGTATGCCAGCCGGACGGAAGGTGATTTCAACCTGCTGAGCATCGTCAGGGTTGATGTTCAAGCTGGCAGTCAGCAGCACAGCATCCATAGCGATGCTGCGGCTCAGCGCCTCAGTGCCTTGCTTATCCGTGTACAGCTTGAAGCCGCAACCAACCTGCTGACGCTGCAGCACGTCTTCCACCATGCGGTTCGACAGAGCGCTGTCTTCGTTGGTGACGTAGATGGTTGCAGTGCCGTTGCCATCAGCAAAACCAGGGATGTAAGCACGGAAGGGTGCGTACTGCCCAGCGGTTTGACCGATGGTGGTCACGTCGATTTCAGCACGGCTGATTTCAAAGCTCCAAGATTGAACTTGACCGACAGCGGCGTAATCGGCGTAGTACACCTCAAACTCGTTAGGTGCAACCGCAGTACCGTCGTCGGTGATGTTGACAGCGGCGCCACCAGACGTAGCGGATACCTGAAGGGCGCCAGAGCTGGCCGTATAGGCAATGACGTAGTAAGTGGTGCCAGCAGAAAGACCAGCGGGCAGAGTGCCTGTACCGGCTCCACCTGTCTGACTGTTGACAAGACGGAATTTGACTGGATCGCCAACCTTGAAATTGAGGTAAGTCTCAACAGTGATGGTTTCAGTGGAAGTATTTACGCCAGACTCACCGAAAGTACCGGTGGTGCCAGCGGGCTTGTAGTAGAGGGCGCCGGACGTACCGGACAGAACAGTGACAGCCATTGTTGTGAACGGTAAGTGGCTGAGCCTAGTCTAAATAGGCTTCAAAGGTAATCGTCGTTTGCGTCTGATAATAACTTGTCGCAAGGATTGAAGACGCACTGGCACCTGTTTCAATTACTCCAACACTTACCTGCGCTGGGCCAGATGCTGCATCAAAGATGATGCTGTTGAGTCGCAAGCGGTCGAACAGATCTTTTAGCCGCTCTGCAATGGTGAAATTTGCGGCAGCACCAACGCCAACTGGCGTGAAGACATTTAACACCAGCGTGCCGGTCTGGCGGTTGAATCCAGCCCCACCAGTCGGTAGCAGCGTGGCGTAGTTGTTATCGCCAAAGCGGATGAATGCTTGCACCCATGGCGTGTTGTTGGGTGGCGTGAACGGTACGTTTTGATAGCTGACTGGATAGACAGGCGCTATCGCCATCTGCGTTGCAATGCGCCCTTCAATCGCAGCGCGAACGTCGTTGTATGTGCTGCTCATGATTCCCTTCCGATTTTGGCGGCATTAACGCGCACAAACTGCTGCATGTCCTTAGCGATGCCTTGCACCCAGCCTGATTGACCACCAGTGGCTCCAGATGTTTGGCGGCTATGTCCTCTTGCTAGGGGTTCAGCGTAAGGCAGGTTGTTGTGGACGCTGTACACGTTGCCAATTCGCTCTTGCCCTGCTTGATAGCCAATCGTGATGCGGCGTTCAAGTCTGGGGTCTTTCGGTGCATTGGTTGATTCTCTGTATTGACCAGTGGCTGGCTGCTGTTCGCCGCCGTCATAGTTGCCGGCTGTATTTTGCCCAATTGCCCAGCTAGCGCGGAAGCGTCCGGTATCGACAGGGCTTGCTTGCTTCAGCTTTAGCTCAGTTTCAAATACAGCAACCCGCAACAGTTTCTCCATCCGCTGGCTGGCGTAGTCACCTATATCAGCAACCCGGATTTTGCGTGCCATTATGCCCTCAGGATCAGCTCGTAAGTGATCGCGGTGTTGTCCTGTTCGATCGTAGTGACGCGGATCACTTGATGCGCCACGTTGCCGATGATTACGCGATCTGCCGTTGTTGGTGCAGCGGCTACATCAGCAGCGGCAATCGCAAGTCGCTTGTCACTAGATTGGATCAGATCGTTTACCTCGCGCAGGTTTACATCTTCTAGCACACCACGCACTACAGTGTCGCTTGTGGTTTCAGTAATGGTGCCAGTGCTGGTGTTGTAAGCGCCAGGTGCTATCGTGCGAATCGTTGCCGTACCGCCAAACTTTGCCATCAGTTTGCTGGCAACTTTCCGTAGCGGGCTAGCAAGTGCCATCAGAGCTTATAGGCGGCGCAATGGCCATTCTTTAGCTTTACGCTTGTGAACACACCGTAAATAATGGTGCCGGAGTCAAACTGATGGTTGGCAAGAGTGGCGCCAGTCCAATTGGATGAGATGGCATCGATCTGTGAGCTGCTGGTAAATTGCAATGCACACCAGCGCCCTGTATGTGTTGTAGTGCCGGTCAGCAGGTCAGCGCCCTTGGCGTAATCAATACCATAAACAGCTGAGTAGCTCATGATTAGACCTTATACGCGACGACCTTGCCACTGGCAAGAGTGATGCTGGTAAAGATACCCTTGATTTCACCTGTGGCCTTCAAAGGCACTGAGGTAGTTGCATTGCCGGTCCAGTCCTTTGTCACCAGTGTGGCAATCACTGAATCCTCAAGCGCTACGATCTCGCAGAAGCGGCCAGTGTGGGCTGATGTATCGCTGATGAACTCAGCGCCGGGATATGCGTAGCTCATGATCGCTTAATGGCAACGTTGCCTGGTCCACTAATTCTAAGCCCTATCAAATAACGCTCCATCAGTGGCGGCACCTTATCAGCACCAACAGCGCCGTAGCCGAGGTTTGGCGTCACGTCAATGCTGCCGATCTTGACGTTTTTGTAGTCTTCAAGCCCGCTAAGGCCAAGTCCATCAGGATTGTTGTGCAAGTCTGTAGCCAGCACCGCTTGCGCATACTTGATCTGACCTGGGATCTCATCATCCGCAAAGTAGTCTGTGGTGATGCGAAACGGAAAACCAACCGCGTAGGTGTTGATGTAGGTATCAGGCTTGCGTACACCAGTACGCGGCCACTGTAATGATTGCGTATCCGTAACACGTGCGCCAAGGAACCGTTCGCGGTCTAGCCGTTGCGTTGCGGTAAACAATGCTCTGTTCTTCTGGTCAGTGGTAGCACTTGCCCAAGCGGTTACGTCGGCATCCTGCACAAAGCCATCAATAATGCCCTGCGCATTATTAAGCGTCAGGTATGAGTTGGCGTTTGCGCCTCCCACTGTTGCGTCGATTGTTATTGCCATCAGCGGGTGGCTCCTGTGCTTCTAGTGTAGGTGTTGGCTCTGCAATGGAAAGAGAGGCCACCTCCGTAAAAGCAGCCTCACGTTCACGTTGCCTACGAAAGGCAAACAAGCCCATGATCAGGCCTCAGCACCCTTGATGATGGCGTAGTTCAACAACAGTGCCTCACCTGCGGTAGTGCCGAGGTTTGACAATGTGACAGTGAACGAGCCAGCAGCAACAGCACTAACGCTAGCCACATAAGTGCCAGTGGATGCGCCTGATTGGATTGCCACCACTGGAACATCATTGATGCCAACAAAAGAGTTGGTCACAACGAAGCTCACTTCAGCGCCACCGGCAAGGGAGGCATCATGAGTGGTGATTTCGCCAGCAGGCTTGTTGAGGGTGACCCCAGTTGCCTTGCTAGTGCCTTGGGTGACAGCGCCACCAAGACCTTCGGGATAACCAATCGCCTTACCGGCGACTGCTTCAAATACGGAAGCCATGGCTAGTTACCTCAGAAGTTGG